GTATCGATATTTTATACGCAAAATTAGAGCTAAATCGTGTGGGTATAGATATACCAAACTAAAACCAGTTTAAGTTCAGTTATGAAAGGTAGGAAGCGAACACCAACAAAAGTTAAAAAATTGAAGGGTACTCTTGAGAAATCTCGGTTAGTGGGAAACGAGATGGAAACAACTCAGGTTGTGAGTATGCCTTCAGCTCCCTCCTTTCTCAATCAACACGGAGCAGACGAATGGGATTTAGTTACTAACGAACTAGCCAACATTAAGATGTTACACTTGACAGACTTATCAATCCTTGCAGCGTATTGTAACGAGATAGGAATTTACAGAGAGATAGCTCAAGAGTTACAAGGCAACTTCACAGAGCAGACGGTTGACAAAGACGGAAGATTACGAGCTAGTAAGATTGCTCCTAAGTACAAGGTAATGCAAAACGCTTTACAAAATGCGATGAAAATTTCTAGGGAATTTGGATTTACACCATCGAGCAGAGCTTCGCTCAGTATGCCTGAGCAAGATGAAGAAAGGACAGACGATTTTAATTTCTTTGATTGATGAAACTTAAAGAGGACAAGACTTTTTACTTTGATGACAAGGCAGCAGATAGAGTAGTCTACTTCATAGAGAATCACATCAAGCATATTAAGGGTGAGCTAGGAGGACAACCTTTCAAGTTAGAGCCATTCCAAAAGACAATAGTCAGAGATTTGTTCGGATGGAAATATCGTGAAAGTGGACTAAGAAGATTTAGAACAGCTTACATTTGTCTGCCTAGAAAAAACGGAAAGTCAACTCTTATAAGTGCAATAGCTTTGTATATGTTACTAGCCGACAATGAGCCATCTGCTGAGTGTTATATTGCTGCTGGTGATAGACAACAAGCTGGGATTATTTTTGATGTTGCTAGTGGAATGGTAAGAGCTGACACTCAACTAAACAAGAATCTCAAAGTATTTAAGAACTCTATTATCCACGAAAAAAGTAACTCTGCTTTTAAAGCTATTAGTTCTGAGGCAAGTTCTAAGTTTGGATATAACGCTTCATTCATTTGTATGGATGAGTTCTTTGTTCAGAAAGATTCAAGCCTTTGGGATGCCTTGACTACTTCAGTAGGTAGTAGAAGGCAACCTTTGACAATAGCAATAACAACCGCTGGATACAATCGTGAGTCTATATGTTATAAGAATGAGGAATACGGAAGGAAAGTATCTGAGGGTATAATCAAAGACTCTAGTTTTTACTATGTTAAATACGCTTGTGATTTAGAAACAGATTGGACAAGTGAGAAGGCTTTGAAGATTGCTAATCCAGGACTTGAAAGTGGAGTCGTTAAGTTAGACTATCTCAAAAGAGAACAAGAAAAAGCAATCAAGTTACCAAGCTATGAGAATACTTTTAGAATGTTACATCTTAATCAATGGATGTCATCAGCTAGTAAGTGGCTATCAGATGCTCAATGGATGGAGTGCAACAAAGCCCCAATCAAGTTAGAAGATTACAAAGGTATGACAGCTTACGCTGGATTAGATTTAGCTTCCGTTAGAGATATTTCTGCTTTTGTTTTAATCATTCCAGAGGACGATAGGTTTACTGTAATACCTTACTTCTTTGCTCCAAAAGATAACGCTTTTATTCGTTCAAGACGAGATCAAGTAGATTATATTTCTTGGGGTAAAGAGGGACTTATGGAGCTTACAGATGGGGATGTAACAGACTACAACTATATCAAGCGTAGAATAAAACAAGTTGCCGAGATTGTAAACATTAAGTCTATTGCTTACGATCGTTGGAACTCTAGCCAATTAATAATAGATTTATCAGAAGAAGGTTTACCTTGTGAGCCTTTCGGACAAGGCTTTGCTAGTTTGTCAAGTCCTACTAAAGAACTGGAAAAGCTCGTTCTAGGTAAACAAATAAATCACGGAGGCAATAAAGTTTTGAGGTGGATGTGTTCTAACTTAGCTATGAAGTCTGATCCAGCTGGTAATATTAAGATGGATAAATCTAAAAGCTCAGAGAAAATTGACGGAATGGTGGCTCTTGTTATGGCTCTAGGATCATATATGAATAACGATTCTAGCGACTCATCTACCTATGATAACAACGATATAATCTGGATTTGACTTTTGACTTTTCTCTTATCTTTGTAAAGTAATTACAATTTTATGGGACTATTCGACTTCCTCCGTTCTGAGAAACGAGGTGATAATTTTTTAAGAGCTATCTTTGGTGGGCAAGGTGCAGCCAATAGGACAGCCGTTAATAGAGATACATCATTAACATTTAGTGCAGTCTTTGCTTGTGTTAGAGTTATAAGCGAATCAATCGCAAGTCTACCTATAAAAGTTTATAAAGTTGAGGTTGACGAAGATAAAATTACAGATATAAGTCATCCAATCTACCGACTTTTAGCTCGTAATCCAAACGAGTATATGACACCTTATACATTCCTAGACACTTTAATGACTAACTTATTGCTTGAAGGGAATGCTTATTTTTATATAGAACGAGACTCTAGCGCTCGTCCATTGTCTTTAATACCAATAAATCCTCAAGATGTTAAAGTAGTAAAGCACGAAGGACAGATATTTTACGACATCAAAGACTATGAAATCGGAGTAATGAAAGAAGATATGCTGCATTTTTTCAATTTATCTTTTAACGGATATGAGGGAATAAGCGTATTGAAAGCACAAAATACAACAATAGCAACCTCAATAGCTGCAAATGATACGGCTAATAGTTATCTAGGCAACTCTGCTCAAGTTGGTGGAGTCATAAAACATCCTGGAAAATTAAGTAAAGAGGCTGTCGCAAGATTAAAAAACTCTTGGAATCAAAACTATTCTGGATCTTTTGTTGCTGGTAAGACGGCAATCCTCGAGGAGGGTATGACATTCGAGCAAACAAATATTGATGCTAACAAGTATCAACTTTTAGAGACTCGTAGATTTCAGATTGAAGAAGTGGCGAGAGCGTTCAAAGTGCCTTTATCTTTGATTGGACATTTAGAAAAAGCTGCTAACTATTCTAGTATAGAAGCTTTGTCAATAGACTTTGTAAGATTTACTTTGATGCCTTATATGGTAATGATAGAGCAGGAGCTAAATAGAAAGCTTTTTAGAGATAGCGAGTTTGGTTTATTTACAATTAAAATTGATGCTAAAGGACTATTAAGAGGTGATAGCTCTAGCAGAGCCTCATATTATAGAGAGATGACTTCGATAGGAGCTTTATCTATCAATGAAGTAAGAAGAATGGAGGACTTGAACAGAGTAGGGCCTGAAGGCGATCAGTTGTTTATGCCGTTAAATTTTGCGCCTATTGGCGACATAGAAGAAGAAAAAGATAATGCCGATACCGACTAAAGAAACAGACGAAACAAACGAGGAATTTATCGAGAGATGTATGTCTGATGAATTTATGAAAGAGTATGACGATAACTCACAACGACTCGCTGTCTGTTATGCTCAGTTGGAAGATGATGAGGAAAGACAAACAGACTTTCCTAATAAAGGGGATGATAAAAAAATTAGTTTAAGAAATAGTGATGAGCCTCAGTTTGACTATGACTTTGCTAAAAATATAAAAGAACAAACTCCAGAGATTTGGAAAGCTGGAGGTAACATAAGAGGGAATGAAGCTTTTATGTTATGGGGTAGAGCAAGAGAGGGCCAAGATACTGAGTCTATCAGAGAATGGATAAAAGAGAGGGAAGCTTGGATAAAAAGACACTTTGAAGATGGTAAACAATTCAAAGGCGATACCGAGCCAAACCTTTCAAATGTTGGTGGTGTAGTTGCACAGATTAAATGGGGAACGATTGGAACACTAGGGGAGCAAGGGATGAAAGATGTAATTTTAGAACTAACTAAAAAGCTTGAGGGTAAGAAAGAAGAAAATCAAGTTAGTGCTAAAACAAAAAAGGCTTTAGAAAATAAAGTTGAAAAACATAATGAAGAAATTAAAGAGCTAGATTTAGCTTGGAATGGCCGTACGACTTACGCTGAACTTGTTAAAGTATTTGAGAGAGGCGTTGGCGCATATAATACTAATCCTGGCTCAGTTAGGCCTAATGTCTCAAGTCCTGAACAATGGGCAATGGCTAGAGTAAACTCATTTTTATTTGCTCTAAAAAAAGGTAGATTTCAAGGTGGTAAGCACGACACAGACTTGCTTCCTGACAATCATCCAGTAAAAAAAGAAATGGAAGAAAATAACAGATTTATGAAAAAGCACGATTTAAGACACATTCAGAAGATTGAAGAAAC